TGCCTCCCCTTTGAGCGCACGTAGTTCTTCCTCCTTCTTCCACGAGCTATTGGCAATAGCGGTGTAGACCTCCTTATTTGCTGAAACCTTTGCTATCTCCTTCACGTGAGATTCGATCACCTTGGGAATGCGCTCTAACGCGTTGAAGAAGTTCAGACAAGCCAGCTTAGGATCATTTGCTAGCTTGCCGTTATTGTAAGTGTAGTAAATACTACCCTCACCCTTTACGAAGAAGCGGTTCACCGATAGGTCAAATAAGTTCTGAGAGGGACTTTCCGTCTTGACCATAACAGAGAAGCCATAAAGCTCTCCAATCTTGTTGTATTCACCATTGGTACGAGCCTTTTCCTCTATCTCTTGAAGACGATGAGCAATGACTTTGATGTCAGAACAACCCTCTACGCCTTTAATTGAAAGTTGATTGACTGGGTTGCCTTCAGCATCTCGTTCCACTCGTTGTTCAAAGCAAGCTAAGTCTTTCTTCGCCTCTTGTATCTTGCCTGTGTGGTAAGAGAGCGAATGGTCAATCTCAGCCAACTTATCGATAGCCCCATTTCGTTCACGAAGGAAGTTCTTGCGTTCTGACTCTAATGCGGTAATCTTCTTATCTAACTTTGCCTTTTCCAAAAGGTCTGTATTGCCCGATAGCACAGCTACATACTCTGAAAAATTCATACCACTATCCTCGTCCATTGACCCTTCATCGATGGTACGCAGACCGAGCTGATTGCTCTTCAATTGATTGATGAAAAGCTGCTTGTTGTGTAGTAGGTTGAACTTATAACTATCCAACGAACGCTCCACTGCATATATAATCACGTCGACCTTGTTGTCGGCAAACTCCTTGGCAACCAAATTGCCCTTTCGGATAGCTCGTCCGTTGCGTTGCTCTAAGTCTGACGGTCTCCACGGGGTATCAAGATGATGTATAGCTACAGCTCGTTGCTGGGCATTGACACCCGTGCCCAACATAGATGTAGAGCCAAAGATGATACGTATATCGCCCCTATTCATCGCTTCCACCATCGCTTTCTTTGCTCTCTCATTCTTGCACTCCTGGATGAAGCGAATCTCGTGAGATGGAATGTGATACTCCTCTACCAACTTACGCTTAATCTCCGAGTAAACGTTCCACTCGCCTGACTTATAAGTACCCAAGTCGCTGAAGACAAACTGTGTTCCCTTCTGCTCGTTATACTTCTGATAGTAGTTATTGAGGAGCTTGGCACAGTGGCTGGCTTTGTTGTCTATATGGTCCGAATACCTTTCTAGGTCAATCATTCGCATATCCAAGCTCATCTTGCGGGCATAGTCGGGAGTTAAGAATTAAGGGAAATAGCGGGATATGCAATGGATGTAACTATTTGAAATAGCATCATTTAGGCTTTCTTGCTATTTTGAGGATAAGCAAAAACGAGCATAAAACGGCAGGAGTTCCGTTACCAAATCGTAACCCATCGAAGAAAAAGCAAAGAGGGGTTACGAATTGAAGCTAAACAACTGCTCCACAGTTTTTTATTCATCATCTTTCATCATTCTGCATCGCTCAGAAGCACCTGTTTCACTGTACCTTTGCAAGCAAAGGGAATTTAGAAAAACGATAGAAGAATGAAAGAAAACAAACTGAAAGTATCGTTCTTTGTTCAGGCAAGACGAACCGACAAGAAAGGACTTGTGCCTGTCATCGGGCGCATCTCCGTAGGCAGAACCCATTCGGGGTTCTCCACCAAGTGTAAGACTCCTCTCGCCCTATGGGATAGCCGTAAGCAACGACTCACCGGCAAGAGTGCTATGGCGGTGTCCGTCAATCAGAAACTCGGTGAATGCACCGCACTCATCCACGCACGCTTTCACGAACTCAGTGAAAGAGAAGAATCCTTTACCGCCACCGATGTGAGGGATGCTTATCAGGGGCAAATCCACCGTCAAGCCCTGCTTTTGCAGAGTTTTGAGGAATATCTCAGACAGACAAAGGAACGCATAGGCATTGATAGAGCCTTGAAGACATTCAAGCTCCGTACCTATCAGCTATCCCTGCTCCGTGAGTATCTGCAGAAGAAGTATAAAGTAAGCGACATTCCCCTTTCACAATTAGACAAAGCCTTTATTGAGGGTTTCGAGTACTACCTCTCCATTGACCGAAAACTGAAACGTAGCAGCGTGTCGAGTGCCCTATCCACCTTGAAGAGCATCGTCCGCATGGCGGTGAAGAAAGGCGTGCTGGACTTCTACCCGTTCTTGGGCTACAGCTATGAACGTCCCAAAGGTGAGCCGAGAAGTATCTCTCAAGACCAGCTGCAACGCATCATTGACTTGGAGATAGAATGGGAGAACTACCGTATTGTCCGTGATTTGTTCGTATTCTCCTGCTTTTCAGGCTTGGCAATCTCAGACGTGCGCAATCTCAGAGAGGAAAACATTGTCTTGGAAGAAGGTGAACTCTGCATCAAGGGCAAGCGAATGAAAACCAAGACTCCATATCGTGTACAGGTGCTTCCACCTGCTTGGGCGATAATGGAGCGGTACAGAGGTAAGCGTGCTGGTTTTGTCTTTGAAGTGCCGACTAACGACATCATCCACAACGGCATGCACTACATACAGAGAAATATCGGTATGGAAAGCCCGCTAACCTTTCACATGGCTCGCCACACCTTTGCATCGCTCATCACGCTCTCAGCAGGAGTGCCTATTGAAACGGTGAGCCAGATGCTCGGACACACCAACCTGAGAACAACACAAGTATATGCTGCCGTTTCCTCCGAGAGAATCCATCGAGAGATGCAAAATGTGCAGCAACGCATACAAGATACATTCACCTTGAAGCTTTGATATTATGGCACGAAGTACATTCAAAACACTATTCTATATCAATCGGTCCAAAGAAAAGAAGAACGGCAAATGTCCGATTATGGGACGCATCACTATAGACGGAAAGCAGGTGCAATACAGCACGGGCAAGGAGATTGCTCCCGAACTTTGGGATAGTCGTAAGGGAAGATGCAAGGGAACGGGCGAAGAGATAAAGGAAATCAACCGCTATCTCCAAGCCAAAGAGGAACAAGCCAAAGCGAAGTATCAAGAATTAGTATGGCAGCGTGGCTATATCACAGCCGAGCTACTGAAATGTGAACTCATGGAAGAAGACAAACCTAAAGGTTTTCTTTTGGAAGAAGCACATCTCTTCATTGAGGATAAACGTCCCTGTGTGGGGGTAACGATTGCCAAGCCGACCTTTGCCAATTACATCTATGCCACACAACTCATAGAGGCTTATCTGCGTGAACGATTGGGACTGGAGGATATTCGCTACTCATTGTTGGACTACGGCTTTATCGAGGGGATGGACTTCTATCTCAAATCAGAGCGCAACCTTTCCCTTGCCACCATTCAGATTGTGGTCATCTTCCTAAGAAAGCTTATCGGCATAGGTCAGCAGAAGAAGTATATCCGTATCGATCCGTTTGCGGACTACAAGGCAGAACTGCCACACCGCACAAGGCGTTATCTCACTACGGAGGAATTGCAGAGGGTTCTGCAAACACCCATCATTGACAAGCAGTTTGAACGGGCAAGGCAACTCTTTCTATTCTGCGCCTTTACTGGTCTGGCACGTGTGGACATGCAACGGCTCAGGCTAAAGCATATCATCCGTAATGCAGACGGCACGGAGGAAATCCGTATCAAAAGGCAGAAAACGGACGTAGAAGCTATCATTCCACTTTTGCCTATTGCCAAGCAAATCCTTTCACTCTATATCAAAGACAAGAAAGTAGACGACTTGATATTCCCTAACCTAACCACCCGCAAGGCGTCTTTAGCTTGTGTGAACATTGGTCAGATATGCCGAATAGAGAAAGGTTTGACCTTTCATATGGCTCGCCATACATTTTCAACCACAATTTGCCTATCCAACGGGATCTCAATGGAAACGCTCAGCAAGATGCTCGGACACAGCAATATTGGCACGACACAAATCTACGGAAAGATAACCGATCACAAGATACAAGAGGATATGACTGCACTCACTGACAGAGAGCATTCTGCCTTTGAGGGTTATTGTGAGTCAATAGCACAGCAAGACAAAACGCAATCTGAACCTTTATAGGTGAACTTTCCTCAAAGACCTGAAGCCATATTCGGTCGGGCAAAGGTATGGCGGTTGCCTTGATTGCTTGCAAGGTCAAGTCCTGCGGATGGAGTGAAAAATCTCCACCGCAGGGCTTTTCTCTGTACTTTGCTACTATCATACTTGCAAAAATTTGATTGTTAGTGCGGTCGTATTTTTCGCTCCAACCTTGCAGCAATAGGCTAACCGCCAAAAGAATAAGCCCGAACGAATACGGCATACTCAGGCTCTTTGGACGCAAGAAGCGACAAGACAAATACTCTACCAATCAATCAAGCCAAAGAGTGTGCTCTTGCTCTGTTAATTGAGAGCGAAATTCCTCATTCGCTAGGGTTGTCATTCGGACGATTGAGCTCTCGAACGATTGAGATGTCGAAGCAATCGGACATTCGAGAGTAACCTGATCTTATTTTCGCTAGTACGGAACGAACCAGCACCTCATCTCATTACCGCAATAGCCTAGACTTTTGTGTTCGCCATTTCCCTTGTGTCCTAACTATTTCCGTATTCTTCCTCACTCTTTCTTTTTCTGCTTTAGAGGGGTTACTTTTGCATCCGACAAGAAGGGCAATCGACAGAAAAACTGCTCATTTGCCGAGTATGAATAACGTAATCAACAACAATGCAATGAAACTTATCATCATCGACCGTAAGGCATGGGAGCAGCACTGCTCCTCCTTTGCAGACTTTATCCACCGTATTGAACGGCTTATCGGGTGTCCTCCCGAAACGGAGGAATGGCTCGACAATGAAGCCGTATGCCGTAGACTTGGTATCAGCAAGCGCACCCTGCAACACTATCGGGATACGGGTAAAATCCCGTTC